AATGCTGATGAAATTGCAGAAAAATTAGATGCTTATAAACCTGAAACATCTGCTACACCTTCAGTTAAAAATCCGTTTACTGGATCTACTTACGATGAAGTTGTTCAACAAAGAAAAGAGGATACTGGTTTTAGTCCTGAAATAAAAACTGCTATAAACCAAGCGTCTGCAGATGCTGCTACTAAAGCTTTTGGTAGCCCTGCTCAAACAGTTAAGCCAGTTGATAATGATGACTTTATTGCTTCTGTTAAAAAAGATCCAACATCATTTTTACCGCCTACACCCACACCTCCTAGTAATACTGGTGGATATGATCCAGTCGGGGGTGGTTCTGTTGATGACCCAACAAGACGCACAGGTGGTGGAGGTCGCAACAAAGGCGGCTTAATGAAAGGTAAAAAGAAGAAAGCTACTAAAAATAAAAAATCCAAATAACTATAAGGCCACTCAGCTACGGCTGACCCCAACATAAGGAGAAAACAAATGGCTACAAGTGAAACAGCGAAACCAAACCCTATGGTAAAACCTGAAATCCCAAAAGTAATTATGGGTAGAGGTGGATACCTAACTAACGAAGAGCGTATTAAAAAAGATGAAGAAGAGCTTTTGGCTTTAAAAAAAGAAGCATTAGGTATAACAGATGAAGAAAGTACTGAAGATAAACCCAGTAGCGAAGAGCCTGAAGCTGAACCAGTACAGGCAGAGAGTGATACCAAACAAAAAGAAGAACCAAAAGCAGAAGCACAAGAAGATGACTCTGAGTTAAGTGCTGAAGAAAAAAACTTCAAGAAAAGGTATGGTGATCTTCGCAGACACACACAAAAGAAAGAAGAAGAGTTTGCTGCTAAGATAGAAGCACTAGAAGCAAAGTTAGAAAAAGCTGCTAAACAAGAACTTGTATTACCTAAGTCTGATGAAGAACTAGAAGCATGGGCTAAAAAGTATCCTGATGTAGCAGGTATAGTAGAAGCTATTGCAGCTAAAGAAGCAGACAAAAAAGCTTCTGACTTAAATGATCGTATGGCTGAGTTTGAGGAATTACGAATTACAGCTAAACGTGAAAAAGCTGAAGCTGAACTAGCGACTATGCATCCTGACTTTGCACAAATACGTGAGGATGATGCATTTCATAATTGGGCAAAAGAACAACCTAAGTGGGTACAAGATGCATTGTATGAAAACACAGATGATGCTAAATCTGTAGCACGTGTAATAGATTTGTATAAAGTAGATACAGGAATAGTAACTAAGAAAACAAGTAGTGACAAAGCAGCAGCCTCATCAGTAAAGACAAAAAGTGCAGCTAAACCAGAACCAGATGAAGCAAGTAAGTACATCAAGGAATCAGATGTAGCTGCAATGTCTATTAAAGAATACGAAAAGCGTCAGGAAGAAATACTTGATGCTCAACGTAATGGAAGATTTATTTACGATATGTCAAGAAAGTAGTTGACAATCTACATATTGTAGATAAAACTATAGCATATACACAACAGTTAATGTGTGTATGCTTAATCAAGCACTAGCCACACAAAAGACTTACCTCTGAGTATAGGCCCAGCGCAAAGAGATAGCGCAATCTCAAAGCATAGCTGACTACCCTAGAACAAGGAGCCTCTTCATGGTGGATATGTAGTGTTAATTCAACGCCATATCTATAAGGAGAAACAATTATGGCTATAGGACTCGCCTCTGGCAAGAGTGGATTTGACGGCAATTTTAGCCCGATTATGTACTCCAAACAGGCGCAAATTGCATTACGCAAATCGTCTGTAATTAGTGCAATCACCAACAACTCATACTTTGGTGACATTGCAAATCAAGGAGATGTTGTACGCATCCAAAAAGAGCCTGATGTAACAGTCAACGCTCTTGAGCGTAAAACAGCTATCTCTGTACAAGACCTAGATGACAGTGACTTCCAGTTAACCATTGACAAAGCTAACTACTTTGCTTTCAAAATGGATGACATTGAAGAGCAGTTTTCACACGTTGATTTCGTAAGCCTAGCTGCAGACAGAGCAGCATATAAAATGGCAGACGCTATTGACGTAGACGTTCTGTCTTACATGTCAGGCTACGACACATCAGGTGCGTTAATCACAACTGTGTCAGGCACTGCACAGCACCCAACAGCAGGTGAAATCAACGGTGAATTTTTAAAGACTAACCAGTTGGATGCTACTGATATGGGTCAACTAGGTTCTGCTGACTCTGCATCAACAGCTTACGCTACTGGGGATTCAATCCCAATGGCAGTACGTTTGCCGGGTGCAACTTCACTATCAACAGCTACTGTATCACCATTGACAGTTGTCGCACGTATGGCACGTCAAATGGACACAGCAAACGTTGATGCACGTGGACGTTGGTTGGTAGTAGATCCAGTATTCATGGAAATGCTAAAAGACGAAGACTCACGTCTTCTCAATGCAGACTTCGGTGGATCAGGTCTACAGAACGGTCTTGTAATGAACAACTTACATGGCTTCGCAGTACACGTATCTAACAACCTACCTTCTAAAGGTACAGGTCCAGGTACATCAGGCGCACTAGCACAAGATTCTAACTACGGTGTAATCTTAGCTGGTCAGCAAGAAGCTGTAGCTACTGCAGAGCAGATCAACAAAGTTGAGAACTACAGAGATCCTGACTCATTTGCAGACATTGTACGTGGTATGCACCTTTACGGACGTAAGATTTTACGCCCACAAGCATTGGTGTCAGCTATCTACAACGCTGCTTAATCAATCAAATCTTAGAGGCTGGCTTTTTGCTGGCCTCTTCGTACATTTAACCTAATAAGGAATCTCCAATGGCAATTACAACAGCAATGTGCAGCAGCTTCAAGCAAGAGCTACTTGGAGGTACGCACGATTTAGATTCAGATACTTTAAAGATAGCTTTGATAAAGGCTTCTCCATCTGGAACATATGGTGCTGCTACAACTAATTACTCTGATGTTACAGGTAATTCTGATGAAGCTACAGGCACAAACTATACTGCAGGTGGACAAAACTTAGGTGGACCTACAGATGGCAGTAGTTCAATAATTAACTTATCAGGTACTACAGCATTTGTTGACTTCGCTGATGAAACTTTTTCTACATTGACACTATCTGCAGATGGTGCTATTATATATAATGCATCACAAGGAAATAAAGCTATAGCAGTTTTTGACTTTGGGCAGACAGTTACAGCTACATCAGGTGACTTTACTGTAATCTTTCCAACGCAAGACGCATCCAACGCAGTAATAAGAATTACATAGTAAATGGCATTCGTAATCAAAGATAGAATAAAAGAAGATACTTCTGTTACTGGCACAGGAGATGCAAGTCTCTCAGGTGCTGGTGATACCTTTGATCCGTTTAGTAGTGTTATGTCAAACGGTGACACAACCGACTACGCAATATTTCATAGAATAAATAGTATAGATGAATGGGAAGTAGGTACAGGTACTTACAACTCTTCTACGAATGCTATGGCTAGAACTACAGTATTATCTAGTAGTAATAGTGGAAACAAAGTTAATTTTTCTGCTGGTGTAAAATCTATAATTATGACACAACCAGCTAGTAAAATTGTAAAACAAGGTGATGTTGTTGCATTAGCAATAGCATTAGGTTAGGATAACTAATGGGTAAAAAGCTAATAGTTGATTATACGTTTGATGCTTCTGCTAAAACTATAACAGTAAATGATATATATTCTTTAGAACGTTTTCAGCTTATTACAAACGTCACAGACAATATTGTTATAATGCAGTTCAATGACCCTGCGTTTGGTATTACAAATATATCTTTTGATTATGATAATAGTAAAACCACAATAACGTTAGCCTATGATACTACATCAATGTCTGACACTGATTCACTTCAAATCTTTCTTGACCAAGGTGTTACAGAAATTGATTTAGAAGATAGGTTTATTGACCCTGTATCAAAGATAAGAGTTTCTAATCCTGAAAACCTAATTGATACAGACTTTGAATATGGATTACAATCTACTAAGTGGGAAACATTAGAACTAACAGCTAATATTCCTACATTCTTTTCACGTAGTGGTGATTTTGATATTCAGCTAGTTAGTATGCAGATATCAAGTAATAGTGATATTGTTACTGTGACTACTTCTGTAGATCACCAACTACAAAGAGGCTCTCCTATAATTATGCAGGGTTCAGGCCAAGTCGCAGCAGATGGTGGTTTTGTTGTTAATAACGTATTAGATGACACTACATTTACCTATAAAGCTAAATCTATTTTTCAAACAACAGCAGACATAAAAGAAGAATTTACTCAGCTATTTCCCGGTTCTGTATATATGGGTACTGAGTTTAAACTTTCTAACATTGCTGGTATTACTACAGATGGTACTGCTACTAGTGAACTAACAGTAAATACTCAGTTTCCAACAGACTTTGAAGTTGGAACTTCTATGGCTTTATCTAATACTTTTGCTAAAGCTACAGTAGAGTTTTCTACAGATAATGTTACTGTTGATAATGTTGTAACTACCACTCAGTCTTATACATCCGCAACTGCCACAGGAGAATCAAATAGATTTGAACTAGGCGGTGTTAAAGCTTGGCACAGTATGCCAAAAACTGGTTTGTATTTTGAGGAAGGCAGTGGAGGTGCAAATAATTTAACTCTTAATGGAACTCAAATTACTTTTCCATATAATCATAATTTAGTTGCTAATGATATTCTTGTGTATCTTGCAGACAATGAAACTAACACTCCAATGACAGTTACTGGAACTAATCTTCATGATACAGATGCAGAAAACTGGGCTTATCGTGTTGATAGTGTTATTGACTCTACCACTATAGTATTAGAAACTGTAAGGGGAAGGGTATGTACATTTACAGCAGGTAGTTCAGGAGGTATCACTAAGTCTTGTTTTGCTAAATGCCTTGGCTATACAACTTATTATTATGGTCGTTACCGTTATGGATTTCCAATGTCTAATAGTGGTAGTTGGGCAAATTCAGGTGGTTGGTATGCCAAATATGGCACTACTAGAGTCAGATACCATGTATATAATTTTAACGACAGTCTTTACGCAGCTGGTGGTATTCTTCATTCTGAAATTAATAGCGGTCTACCTGGTACTATGTCAACAATACTACAGAGACAAAACAATGATTTATATGATTACTGGGCGCAATATTACACAACAAGCAGCACATCTAGTTTCAGAAACACTTGGAGAGCATACTATTCAGGACCAACTGGTAGTACTTACATAAGGTCAACTTACAGCAGAAGCGGATACAACGCAATCTTAGACATAGAAGAGACTGATGAAAGATCCAGTCTATGGTTACCTAATCATGGTCTTGCTACAGGAGATAGAGTAACTGTTACAGCTACTTCAGGCTTTTTACCTACAGGTCTTACAAGTGGTAGTACTTATATAGTAGATAAAGTAGATGACAACAGAATAGCTTTTAAAGATACTAGTGGAACAATAATATTCTTTACTAGTTTTGGTAGTACTAATTTAGTATATCAAGTTGTAAATACTAAGATTGTTGAGAACGCAAATAAAATTCATATACCAAACACCACTCTCAGCAATGGTGACCTAGTTACATATAATGTAAATAGTGGTACTGCTATAGGTGGTTTAGTAGATGGAACAAATTATTTTGTTGCAGGTTTAGCGTCAGACAGATTTTACTTTTCTACAACTAAAAAAGCATTTGGTGATACTGGTACTATTGTGAATCAAGGTAGTGCAAGCTATGTTAATGAGACTCAAAATCAGGTTACTTTAGATATAAGCACTCTTTCAACAGGTGATGCTGTTCTTTATACGTCAACTACACCATTAGGTGGTCTTGTAAATGGGGCTGTTTATTGGGTGAGACAAGTAAGTGGTGCTACATACACATTGCATAATAGTAAAGCAGATGCTAACTCAAATAGCAATATAATAGATATTGAAAGGAGTTCAGGTACTGGTACTTTACAAGAGTATACTATAGTAGATATAACTTCAAGACCAGCTAGCAATGAAACGCAAAAGCTTATAGCTAATTTTATAGGTGCTGCTGATGGTAACTATACTGTTTCTGGTGTAGCTGCAGACCAAAACAGTTTTACTTTTGAAGCAGGAGAAGAAGTTACTGCGAGAACTATAACTTTTACTACACAACAAGGTTTTATTGCTGAGTTAAATGCCTTTTATTTTCAAGATCACGGTTTAATTACAGGAGACAGTGTTACCTATACAACCAGTGGTACTACAAATCTTACAGGGTTAACGGATTCAACAACATATTATGTTGTAGCAGGAAACAAAGATTTATTTAGGTTAGCTACTTCAGAGGCTAATGCAATAGCAGACACTCCTACTGTTATATCTTTAACGGAAACTTCTTCATCAATTACTGCAGACATTACAGGTACGCATACCTTTACACCTACTACTATTGTAGGTAGATTTACTGGTAAAGGTACATTAAGTTTTGATGCATCAGCTACTGTTGCTACAGGAGAACTTACTACTTTTACTTCATACTTTAATAGTGGTGATAAATTTGAAATAAGTATACCAGAAACTAACCAAACTGCAACACCTAGTTCAGTGACTTCTAATGTAATAACATGCTCTAGTGCACATAATTTTACTACTGGTGATGCTGTAATATTTAGTGGTGATGTAGGGCCAGCAGGTTCCTCTGCTCCTACATTAGGTAATATATATTTTGTTCAAGCTACAACTACTAATAACTTCGCTACATACAGAACAAGAACAGACGCTCTTGCTGGCTTAACGGCTTCACGTGCTGTTATAACAGATGTAGGCACTAATGTTACCGTTACTAGCATTACTTCGGTAGGTGAGATATTAGATAAAACTATTGATTATGTTAACAGTGATGAGCAAATACAATTTACTACAGCACTGCCAGCAACAGCGCAGACAGATGTAAGTTATTTACAAAGAACTTCTTTACTTTTACGTCCTGACGGATTTGCTTTACATAGACCTTATGATGGAGGGGTTGAATTAATACCACCAACAAATCCAGATAGTACAATGATACGTCAGACACGTAAGTACTTCCGCTATCAATCAGGTAAAGGTATTCAGGTGTCCTTTGCTGTTAACTTTAGTCCTACATCTCAGATAGACACCTTTAGTCGTAGTGGCACAACAGGAACTATTAAAACAAGATTTCCTCACAGACTTAGTGCAGGTTTAAATATTACTGTATCAGGTTCTACCAATCCTGTTGACACATTAGGAACTATAAATAAAACAGTAACTGTTGGTCAAGACACTAATTACAATAATGTTTATTACATAGACAGTGAATATGGTTCAGACCTTTCTGTAGTATTGTATGAAGGAAGAACTTACAGATTTGATCAGTCAGACAGTACAAACGCTGGACATCCATTAAGGTTTTCTACTACAGCAGACGGTACACATGGTAGTGGTACAGAATATACAACAGGTGTAACAACTGCTGGAACTCCAGGTTCTGCTGGCGCATACACTGAAATAACGGTTGCTACTGGTGCGCCTACCTTATATGCCTACTGTACTAACCATTCAGGTATGGGGTTTGAAGCTACCACACCTACTGACCCAAACAATAATCAAGTTAACTTATGGAATGGTGTTCATGAAATAGCTTCTGTAATTGATGATTTTACATTTACAGTAACGTTAGATGGCACACCTGCTAACCCAACAGCCCAAGGCGTTGTTGAGTATTATGTAAACGGTTGGGCTAATAGTGCATTACGTTGTGGTTTATATGATGATCAAAACGGTATATTCTTTGAATATGATGGCGATCAATTACATTGTTGTAGACGTAGTTCTATAAAACAGCTTAGTGGATACGCTAATGTTACTTTTAGATCTGGTACTATTAATGGTGTTGATACTAAATTTAGCAGTCAATTAGTAAAAGGTGATATGATTGTTGTAAAAGGACAGTCTTACGTTGTCACTAAAATAGATAGTGATACTAAAATACACATCGCACCTAGTTATAGAGGCATTACTCTTGGTAGTGTTGTTATAACAAAAACAGAAACAACAAAAGTTCCACAGCCTCTATGGAACTTAGACAAGTGTGATGGCACAGGATATACAGGGTTTAAGTTAGACATTAATAAAATACAAATGGCTTACGTAGACTATTCTTGGTATGGTGCTGGTAAAGTTAGGTTTGGTTTTAAAGATCAACACGGTGATGTTAGATACATACACAGTTTTGTACATGGCAACTTTTTTACTGAAGCATACATGCGTTCTGGTAACATTCCTGCTAGGTATGAAATACAAAACACAGGAACTCCAACATATGTTCCTGCTCTAGCACACTGGGGTACATCTGTTATTATGGACGGTAGGTTTGATCCTGATAAAGCATATATCTTTAACGCTACTTCAAACAACTTAGTTCTTACAGGTGCATCACAGTTAACAGCAGATGGCAATGTTGCATATAATAATTTATATTATCAGAGACTTGGATATATTCTTTATCCCATTGGGTATGCTATTGAATTAGATGCTCCTAGTTCTTCATTAAGCAGTTCCACACAAGGAACAGTAATTACTGGTGCTGACTTAGCCACAAGTAGTTCACTAGCAGACCCACAAAGTAGTGAAATAAAGCCATTTCAACCCTATCTACCTTCTATTCTTTGTAGAAGGGGTACTAGCAGAGCCACAGAAGCTATTCGTGATTTGCTACTTATTGATAAGCAGCCTACAGGTACAACAAGTACAGTAAGTACTTATAATATTGGTGCTGCTTCAGGTGGAGAGGTTAACGTTACTAAAGATCTACCACTAATTAGTATTAGACTAGCACCTTCTGTTGATACTAGTGCGCCTGGTTTCTTAGGAGAGCGTGAAATTATCAATAGGATGCAGCTTATCTTAAACTCTGTAGGCGTTCTGTCTACACACGCTGCAGAAATTAAACTAGTTCTAAATGGGCAGTTAAGTACAAATGTATGGGAACGTGTAACAAACCCAAGTTTAAGTCAGTTAATTAATCATGTTAATACAGATATTATTACAGGTGGTTTAAGTGTTTATAACTTTGAAGCACAAGGTGGTTCAGGAACCAGCGCAAGACAACCTGTATTAACTACTGAATCTTTGGGTGAAATTGCTACATTAGGTAACTCTATTATGGGAGGTGATAATGTCTACCCAGATGGTCCTGATGTACTTACTATGGTAGCAAAATTATCAGAAGACCCATCTACTGTATCAGAAACAAACCCATTTATAATATCAGGACGTATCAGTTGGTCTGAATCACAAGCATAAGGATACTAAAAAATGCTAGGCTTTAGTTCCTTTGCAGAAAGTGTCATAGGGGGAGGGGAAAGTTTTGTTATACCCGAACCAGCGAGTGCAACACTTTCTTCAGTTATCGCTCAAGGTTTTGCAGGAACAGTAAACAACTTTGGATTAACTGGTCAGCCCACTTTACCTGCTGTTAGAACTACTGGTGAGTTAGGAAGTCCATCATTTAGTCTTTCTTTTGTGCCGCCTAGCTTGTCTGCTACTACAGCAGTTTCATTAAACTTCGCAGACTTTACATTAACTGCTAACTTTGTATCACCATCAGTAGCATCAGGTGAATTTCAAGCAGGTACACTAGAATTTGATGGTGCTGGTTTATCTCCGTTAATAGCTAGTGCTAGTGCTACGGCAGAGATTAACGGCTTTGCTGCTGTAAGAGGCAAGGCTGAACCAACACTACCAGCAGTAACTACGCAAGGTATCTTTGTTGGTCCTTCGTTTATCTTTGGTAGCTGTAGTGTATTTCCTTTTGGTGTTGAAGGTGTCTTTAGTCTAAACCTTCCTAAACCTCCAAATAATATACTTGATATAACGGAGGAGCAAAAATCATTCTACGGCAAAGCACGTGTTGTAGTAATAGACCCCCCACCTTCTCTGTCCATTGGTGCAAGGACAGTGTTTATACCACCAGAGAACTTTACAGTTACATTATCTGATCCAAATCAAGGACTACCAACAACTCTATTTGTACCACCAGAAAATTTTACAGTGTTTGTTGAATCTTACAAAGACAAACCTACCACAGTATTTATAACACAATAAGGACTCACAATGGCGTACACTTGGCCTGATAAAGACCCTGATGAGACTATTGACTATAGTGTAGACTGGTCACGTTTCATACCAGATGATACCCTAGCCTCTGCTACTTGGTTTATTAAAGATGCAAATGGCACTAAAGAACAAGTATCAAATGCTGAAGTAGTAGATGGGTTACAATTTGTTCAATCTACTCTATCTGGTAAAGTAGCAACTGCAAGATTTGCTTTGGGTACAAATAATAAAAAGTATACTATTACTTGTCAAATATCAACTGGTGCTGCTCTTGTATTTGAACGCTCCATTTTTCTAAAAGTAAAAGAGAAGTAATATGGCATATGATTTTATAGGGTTAGTTAACGATGTTAACAACAGACTAAACGAAGTAGAACTTACTACAGATAATTTTAATACTGTTTCTGGTTACTTTGCTTTTGCAAAAGACTCAGTTAACTCTTCTATAAGACACATAAATCAAGAAGAGTTTGAATGGCCTTGGAACCATGTAGAACAGACAGAAGAACTAACTGCAGGTGTAACTAGATACAGCTACCCTAATGATGCTAAGACTGTAGACTTAAAAACTATTAGAATTAGAAGAAGTGCTGCACTAAATGTAGGTACTATAAAATTAAAGATAATGACATACGAAGAGTACCTAGAAAAGTATGCTGACTCTGAGTTTAATACAGAAGATACAGGTGTACCTAGCCACATTATAAGAACACCAAACAGAGAACTAATATGCTGGCCTACTCCTGATAAAAACTATGAGTTAGTCTACGAATACTATAGAACAGGATATGACTTAGAAAGTGCAACAGACGTACCAGCACTACCAGAGCAGTATAGGTTTTGTATTGTAGATGGTGCAATGTATTATGCCTATCAGTTTAGGGGTGATACGCCCAACGCAAATGCTGCACTTCAAAAGTTTCAACAAAGTATCAAGTACTTGAGAAGTATAAATATAAACAGAACAGAATATCTTAGAGATACGAGAGTACACTTCTAATGGCAGTACAATGGCAAACGTTTCCTATTGAATTTAAGGGTGGTTTGATTTCAAACATGTCACCCTTGCAGCAGGGTCTAAATGCTATTGGCTCTGCTACTATACTACAAAACATGGAGCCAGACAGACAGGGTGGTTACACCAAGATACGAGGCTACCAAAAGTACACAGAAAGAGAAATACCCGGCACAGGTAAAGTAGTAGGCTTACATGTAGTATCAGGTGGACGTGCTGTAGTAGCTCGTAAAGTAGATGCTGATGCTGTAACAGAATTAACGACAGCTACCTCTACAGTAAACGGTGCAGTATCTTCAAGTGCAAATGTTGCGTTGGATAACAATACTGCTACTGCAACTATTAATGGTGCTATATCAAACAGTAATACTCTTGTACTAGATAGGATACTTTCATACTCTGCTGTAACAGGTACAGCCTCTGCTAGTGGTCAAAACGCTACCTTTGATGTAACAAATACAAATGGTACATACTCTGTTACAATTAATGCAGCAGGTACAGGCTATGCACAAAATGAAACAATAACTATACTAGGTACTTCTTTAGGCGGTGCTACAACTGCCAATGATGCAACTATTACTGTAAATACAGTTGATGGATCTGGGGTAATACAAACTGCATCAATCTCAGGTACAGGTGCTAGTTTTGGCACTATTACTAAAGGTATGGTTATTACAGGTACAGATATTTCTGGTATAGTTACAGTAAGAACAGTAACAGACCAAAACAATATAGTGCTTTCTACTAACCAAACACTAGCAGATAATACTGTTCTTTCTTTTACTACTAACATACAAGCAGGTATGTTTGTTACAGGCACAGGTATATCTGGTGATGTCACAGTATCCTCTGTATCTGATCAAAGTAATATTGTTTTATCTTCTGCTCAAACTATATCTGACAACACTGTATTATCGTTTAGTGATCTATCACCTTCACAAGATGCTAAAACAGCTTTTTACTATAGCACTGGTAATGAGTGGATTCACATTGTAACATCTTCTCAAACAGGTGGTGGTAAATGTTTTAAAGCTGACTTTAACTTTACAGGTGATGACAAAGTAGTTTTTGTTGATGGTGTTCACTATCCTATGATATACAACACATCTGGTAATACTGGAGAATACTTAACAGTATCTAGTCCTAAAATTAATATAGATGTTGAAGGTGCGGAGCTAGTTACTATATTTAAGAACGCAGCTTTTTATTCAAAGGGTAGCACTATATTCTTTACAGCACCTTTTACTGTAGATAACTTTTCTGCAGCAGACGGTGCAGGTAGCATATCAGTAGGCGCAGATGTTACTGGTATGATAGTCTTCCGTGAACAGCTAATCATATTTACTAAAGACTCTGTAAAAAAATTACTAGGTAATGTATCTTCTGACTTTAACTTACAGCCTATCTCTGATAAGATTGGTTGTATTAGTCCAGACAGTGTGCAAGAGTTTGGTGGTGACGTTATGTACCTTGCACCAGATGGTCTAAGGCTACTAGCTGCTACTGACCGTATTGGTGACTTTGCACTTGACGTTGCATCTAATAAGATTCATAAAGACTCAAATGACTTTTTAGGATCAACAACTCAGTTTGCTTCTGTTATACTTAGAGAGAAAGGTCAGTATAGAATTTTTGCTTTCCTTGAGGCTAAAGATAAATCTGTTGCTGAAGGATTAGTGGCAACAAAATTTATTGCTCAAGGTGCAGACGGTATTGAGTGGTCTACTACAAAAGGTATGAAAGTATACATAGCAGACTCTGTGTATGCTGGTACATCAGAATCTGTTATGTTTGCTAATGAAGATGGTTATCTTTATGAGATGGAGCAAACAAACGCTTTTGGTGGAGACAATATAGAGACTATTATTGAAACACCTTATATGCCACTGACAGACCCTGAGATACGTAAGACAGCATATAAGTTAACTTTGTATACAGATCCTACAGGTCAAATGGACTTAAAGTTTAGACTTCTGTTTGATTTTGACTCAGGTGGTGATTCAAGGATTGTGCAGCCAGCAGAGATAGAAATTGGTTCTACTACAGGTGGCGGTGGTGTTTTCCTATACGGTGGTGTAGACTCTGTCTACCAAGATAGAACTGACGCAGCTTCAACTGTTAAATATGGTAGTAAGGTTAAGAAAGTATATAATGAAAACTTAATAGGCTCTTTTCACACGGTGGCAATGAGAATAAGTAGCGACAGCACAGACCCACCATTTACACTAGACTCAGCAGTATTACAATATAGACAAAACGATAGGCAATAATCATGGCAGGATATACACGTCAATCAGCAGGAAACATAGTTACAGGCGGTGTCATTGACGCTGCAGACTTTAATGCTGAATATAATGCGATTGAAGCAGCATTCAACGCTTCTACTGGACACACACATGATGGTACTATAGGTAATGGTCCACCCATTGAAAACCTTGGTCCATCGCAAGACTTCATTGTTACATCAAGTGTTGTACGTGCAAAGACAGATGATGCATACGACTTAGGCACACCTACCATTGAGTGGAAAGACGGTTTCTTTGATGGAACATTAAGAACGGACTTACTTATTGTAGATGAAACTTCTACATTTACAGGCAACGTCACAACTTCTGCTGATGTATCTGTTGGTGGTAATCTTTCTGTTACTGGTAATACAACAATAGATGGTAACCTTACTTTAGGTAATGCGTCTACAGATAGTGTTACCTTTGGTGCAGACATTGATAGTAACATGATACCTGATGATGATGATACGTATGACTTAGGTGCTTCGGGAAAAGAGTGGCGTGATTTATATATTGATGGTACAGCTAATATAGATAGCCTTGTTGCTGATACTGCTGATATAAATGGTGGCAGTATGGACGGTGTAGTTATTGGTGCATCTAACCCTGCAGCCATTACAGGTACAACAATTTCAGCTACAACCTTTGTCGGAGCAGTTACACACCCTAGCATTTCTGCAGCAGCTTCGTCTAATAACAGTGGTAGAACTTACATTCAAGACATTACACTAGATGGTAATGGACACGTTACTGGTATTGCCACTGCTACTGAAACAGTTACAGATACTAACACTACCTATACAGGTGATGGTAACTATGGTATTACAATAAGTGGTACAGCAATAAGACTAGAAAATGACCGTAGAAGAAACTCTACTAGTACTGATGTTTATAGTGGTAATACACACGACTATACTTTCTATGATGCATCTGTAGGTATTCGTTGGTATACTGCTGGTGCGGAAGAGATGAGGCTGGATAACTCAGGGAATCTGCACGTAGATGCTAACATAACAGCTTACTCTACAACTGTATCTGATATACGTTTAAAAGAAAATTTAAAACCAGTTAAAGAGCCTTTAGAAAAACTTTCAAAGTTACAGGCTTATGACTTTCATTATAAAAAAGATTATAAACACGCTGTAGGTGTTATAGCACAAGAAGTAGAAAAAGTACTACCTTCTGCAGTAATTGAAACTGAAATGCCTTTTCATAGTAAAGACCCTGAGAAGCCAGAAACTTACTTGGCAGTTGAGTATGACCAGCTTATAGGTCTTCTTGTAGGTGCAGTTAATGAGCTTAAAGATGAAGTAGATGAACTAAAAGGTAAACTAAGAGAAGTATAGAGTATGCCCCTTCAGTCTAGCGGAGCTATTAGTTTAAATCAAATTCACATTGAGGCAGGTGGGTCAAGTCAAAGCCAAGCTTCTTTGAATGATGGAGATATTCGTGGACTAATAGGAAAGTCATCAACAGCTTCAAATTCTTTTAGTGAATATTATGGAGCAGCTTCTACATCACCAACAGCTTCTTTTATACAAAGTTTCTATGAAGATGATGACGGTTTTCCAAATAGTGCTAATACTGGTATTCCTTGGCTTAATTTAGGAACTTATTCTGGCAGTAAGCTTGTTGTGGCTTGTATGCTTTTAGCAGGAGGCGCATCCACAACGGCAAACACATTTATGAAAATAGGCCAGTCTAATATGACGTTAGCAGCTAGGAGGCGCGAAATGCATCCTAATAGTACAGCTAATGGTGGAACTATATGGCCGGGCATGTTTGATGTTGCAATTTATTACTTGCTTACAACTTTGCAAGGGTATCACCAAATTTCTGGTAATGGCGGAAGTGGACGCTCTATGGTTCATATGTATTCAATATCAGGTTATGGGAGCAGTACACCTTACACAACTGACACAGCAATAAATACAAACAATGATGCTACAATGGGCATAACCGTAAATAGTCAATATAATGGCGTTACTATGGGTGCAGCTATGTCTTTTGATAAAGGTGGCAGTTCAAACCCTGTGCATACAGTAAGTAACACTGATTATATTAAAACATTTAGTAAACAAAGTGCTACTGAACACACGTCTTTTTATGATACAGGAACGCCCTCTGGAAACAGAACATACACATATACAAATAATGGTGATACACAAGCGCAGCCAATGACAATGGTTACAGCATCTTGGAAATAATAATAGGAAAACATAATGGCATATTCAGTCGGAGCAACATCGGTTATTAATTCATCTAGGCAGCTACAAAATATAGCTAGTCTTGACGCTACAACTACAACAACAATATCAAACGCTGTGGCAAGCTCAGTATCTCCCTCAACAACGGCAGGGGCTGTAGGAACATATGTTTTTGCAGGGGGTGGAAACAATAATACTGATCAGTTTAATGATACTGAATCAGGATCAAATTTAACTGTTGCTGGAATAAGATATGGTGGGGGCGTGGGAGCTAGTTCGTACAGTAATTTTTATTGGTCTACTCAAGATGAAAGTTTATCAGGAACTTGGCGAAGAATGGGCGGGTATCATCCAAGCTATGCGTCTATGACACTTTTTGTAAGGATTTCTTAATATGAAATATAGAAATGCAAAATATATTAACGATAGTGGTTGGATTGATTGTGAAATAAATCATAGTGAATATGGTTGGATACCATACACGCTTGACCCTAATGATACAGATATGACAATCAACAATAATGATTTACTTGCTGCAATGAATGCAAATGGAGATGTGGCTGCATATGTTCCCCCTACTGCTGCTGAAATAGATGCAAAACTTGCAGCAACGATTAGACGTGAGAGAAATGCTATATTAGAAACAGAGGTTGACCCAATAGTTAGCAATCCTTTGCGTTGGGCAGATATGACTGAGGCGAAACAAACAGAGTGGGCTAACTATAGAACAGCATTGCTTGATATTACTACTCAGGAAAGTTTTCCAACAAGCGTCACTTGGCCTACTAAACCTACATAGGATTTATTATGCTCACAGCAGAACAACTAGAAGAGATGTTAGATAGAGCAGCAAAGCGTGGTGCTTGTGAGGCACTGAAGGAAGTGGGTTTGCATGATGATGATGCTCGTAAAGACATACAAGAAATGCGTAGCTTACTAGAAGCATGGCGTGATACACGCAGAAGTGTATGGTTAACTATAATTAAGATGTCAACTATAGCAGTAATAACATTCATTGCAGCTTCTGTGTGGATGCAATTAGGGAAATAAAAAATGGCTAAGAAATTTACAGGGTTCAAACCTGAGACATTAACTAAAAAGATTCTTCCAGCACTAGGATATAGTGGACCCTCTGATGAAAAGTCTATTAACTTATTCCTAGCATCTAACCCTGCAGCAGCAGCTAAGATGGGTAAGTACACTATGGCAGCTAGGCAGATGGTAGAAGGTAAACCTATAAATGCTAATAGGGGTAAGTTTGTTGACCCTGTTACAGGAGCATACACACCATTACATAAAGTAGACCCTTCTCAAAGAGGTCAAGCTGCTATGGAAAGATTGGGTAAAGACCTATTTGGTAGAGATAACAAATCATCTAAAAAGAAAAAAACAAATAACCAAGCAAAATCAAACACAACTACTAACCAAGCGAACACAACAACTAACCAAGCGAACACAACAACAAACGCCAATAATGGAGTAACTGTGGCTGAAGATCAAAACAGTGTAGCAACTACTGATTCAACAGGAAAAACTATTCCTGTAAATCAGCTATCCACTAATATTTTAGCAGACCCTTTAGGGGCAGTGTCACGTCCTAAAGTAGTGGGTGCAGATACAACTAGTGGTCAACTCTTAGATGAGGCTGATCCAAAGTTTAGTGTAGATGAAGCTACTGAAATTACTGCTGACCAAGCTACAAAAGCTGCAGACATAGTTGCACCAACTACTATGGACACTCAGACATATACAGCACAGACATCGCAACAAGCAGTAGAAGATGCAGGTGATAAGTTTAAAGGAGCGCAAGGTCAGGTAAGTGATGAAGCTTTACGTGAAGCTGTAACAATGGACCCTACTCAATCGGCTGTTCTTGACTTAAAAACAGAAGAAGGAACTGCTGCACAAGTAGACGCACCAGATGCTTTGCGAGTAGGAGAGGGAGAACTAATTGATGGTACTTCTGTAAATCAAGAAAGAATACAGGAGGAGCTAGAAAAAGCAAAAGCTGTTACTGTAAGTGGTGAGTTAGGCAGACTCATGGATGACTTCAGTGCAAGAGGGGATACACCTGCTTGGGCTGCAGGAGCAATGAGAGCAGCTAACGCAGCTATGGCAGCACGTGGTTTGTCTGCCTCATCTATGGCAGGTATGGCTGTAGTGCAAGCATCTATGGAAGCAGCATTACCTATAGCAAAACTAGATGCTGCCAACAAACAAGAGATGGCTGTACTAAAAGCT